TTCTACGGTTCCAACAGGCCCTAGTGCTAATTTAGGCGCTACATTAACTGCTTGGAATATAGTAATACCTGTAAATGCTGGGGATAACATTCAGTTAATGATGAGTTCAGTTTCTGGGGATACGGTAATTGGTACGTACCCTCCTGGCATAGCTCCAGTTAGCCCAGCTTCTCCAGCTGTAATTCTTACCGCAACGTTTGTATCAGCGCTGTATTAGAGGTATTTTTAGATAAATTTTATGGTATTATTAGACAAAATTAAGGACTTTTCTTTATGACGTACTCATCAGCTCAAGGTTTAGCATCTCTAGGTCGCAATGGCGATACAATGCTTGTTCATATGAATCCTACAGAAGTAGCTGGGCTTCAAAGTTTAGCTATGGCTCATGGTGGGTCTTTAACTGTTAACCCTGATACTGGAATGCCAGAAGCATTTAATTTAGGTGGAGTATTTAAAGCTGCTTTACCTATGATTGCGGGTGCTGCATTAGGTCCTGCTGGATTTGGTTTAACTGGATTACAAGCGGGTTTATTAGTAGGTGGTGCTACAGCTTTATTATCAGGTGATATTGGTCAAGGTCTTATGGCAGGTTTTGGTGCAGGTGCTGGTTCTAGTTTAGGTCAATCATTATCTAATTTTGCAAAACAAGGTGCTGCATCTAATGTTCCTACCGGTGAATTTATGGGAGATGTTATTCAAAAGCAAGTAGCTTCAACTAATGCAGCTTTACCAGCTAATACTTTTGGTGGCGCTAGTGCTGGAGGTTTTGGTGCAGCTACTAAAGGTTTTAATGCTGCTCCAATTAGTGGTCAAGGTTCATTTTTAGGTTCAGGTGTAGGTAATACTCCTATTTCTGGTGTTAACTTAAACCCAACATCGTCATTTATGAAGCCAGTGATTAATGCTCCTGCTATGCCTACACAGTCACTTGTTCCTGAACTAACATCAGGTGTTAATAAAATTAATTTAGCAAATACTTCAAATCTTATTCGTCCTGAAGTAGGTGCTGGTAATATACTCTCAGGTGCTGGTCGTGCTATTCAAAACCCTGGTCAGTTTATTGATTACATGGGTGGCGGTTTTGAGACAGCTAAACAAGTAGGCCTTCCAGCTGCAGGAGTTCTTGCAGGCGGTATAGAAGAATCTGATTTATATCCTAAACAACAAGCTTATGCTGAAGCACCAAGTAATGCTGTAGATCCTTTAACAGGAAGACTAAGATTAAAATATGATACAGATTTAAGATTAAATCCAACATATGCTAGAGAAGGTGGTGCAATTAAATCATATGCTATTGGTGGCAACGTAGGCAATCCTTCTGTAGGTGGAGGTTTATCTGATTTATATAATAGGCCAGAAGGTCAAGGATTAGATAATATTTCACAAGACGGTTATGGCATCGGAAGACTAAACACATTAGCTGCACAGGAATCTTTACAAAATGCTAAAACATTAGGCTATGCTATGGGAGGATTAACTGCATTAAAAAGCGGTGGCCAACCCGGTGGTTATTTAAATGGTGCTGGTGATGGCATGTCAGATTCAATTCCTGCTACAATAGAGGGCAAACAACCAGCTCGTTTAGCAGATGGTGAATTCGTAGTGCCTGCAGATGTAGTAAGTCATTTAGGTAATGGTTCATCAAAAGCTGGATCTAAAAAATTATATGCAATGATGGATAAAGTACGACATGCTCGAACAGGTAATAAAAAACAAGGTAAACAAATTAATCCGGATAAATACTTACCAAAACTAGCATGAAACAAATTCAGTTAGTAGCACCAGGGCATATACATGTAGTATGGTCTGCAGTAAGAGACTTATTAAATATTGCTATTATTAATTATGATAATGCTGATTATGATGTTGAGCATTTAAAAGTATTATTAATAAAAGAGTTTCAGTTATTATTTGTAGTTGTAGAAGATAATAAAATTATTGGTGCATATACTGTAGAAATTATTAATCATCCTAATCATAAAGTAGCTCATACAACTTGTATGGGTGGAAAAGGGGTTTTTGATAAAGACACGGTTAGACAATACGAAGATTGGTGTAAAGGTAATGGTATTACAAAAATTAGGGCATATGCAAAAGATGCTCAAGCAAGACTTTTTAAAATGAAATTAGGACTTAATGTGGTAACTCACGTTGTGGAGAAAACTTTATGAAATTATTAAATTTGTTTAATTGGTTAGAAGACATTGTAGATTTCTTTACATTTAGTTTAGGTGGTTCTAAAGGCGGCGGTGGTGGTGCGCCTACTCATACAACTTCTACAAGTACTAATTTACCTGAGTATGCACGACCATACTACGAAGAGCTTTTAAAACAAACAGGTCAACAAGTTTATAGTACAGATGCATCAGGTACAGTTACAGGCGTTAAACCATATACTCCATATACTGGTTCGCGTGTTGCAGGATTTACTCCAGAACAATTAAAAGTTCAATCAGAAGTAGCTGGTATGACAGCCCCAGGTGGTTTTGCTAAAGCAACCGGTGGTTTAGATCTTGGTCAAACTATGGCTTACGGTACTGGACTGACAGGTATTGGTCAAGCATTAGGGTATAGACCCGGCGTAGAAACAGGGGGTACATTTTCACCAGCAGCGGCTTCTTATTACTCATCTCCTTATCAATCTGCTGTTACAGATATTGCAGTTCGTGAAGCTGAAAGAAAAGCAGCTATGGATAAATCTGCAGGTGCATTAGGGTCTATCGGTCGTGGTACATTTGGTGGCGCTCGTCAAGCTTTACTACAAGCTGAACAAGGTCGTAACGTAGCACAAAACATAGCAGACATTAGAACACGTGGTGCTGAATCAGGTTATCTAAATGCTCAACAAATGTTCCAACAAGATCAAGCGCGTAGATTACAAGCAGCTCAAATGAATCAACAAGCTAAGCAATATCAAGCAGGAATAGGTAAAGATTTAGGTTTAGCTGGACTTACTACAGGTCTTGAAGCTTCTAAAGCACAAGCTGCTACTGCTGCTACAGAACAAACAGCTAATCTTGAAAGACTTAAAGCTCAAGCTGCAAGTGGTGCTGAAAAACAAGCACTACAACAAGAAATTGATAACATTAAATATCAACAATTCATGGAACAAAGAGATTATCAAAAACAACAACTTGACTATCTCAGTAACATTCTTCGTGGTAATGCAGCAGCTCTTGGTTCAACTCAAGTATCTTATGCTCCGGCTCCATCATTAGCTTCACAATTAGGTGGACTTGGTCTAGCTGGTCTTGGTTTATATGGTATGATAAATAAAGGATAATTATGTTTGCACGAGTAAAAGAGATTCAAGACCTTGCTCTTAATTATAGTAAAGAGCAGTTAGCTAAATTAGCTCAACAAGGGGCTCTACCTGCACAGTCAGCTGTATTAGCTGGTATGATGCAAGACAGAATGCAAGCAGCTTCAATTCCTAAACCTACAACTACAATTGCCGAAAAAGTATTAGGTGCTAGTCCTACACCTCCTCAAGGCGGTATCGCATCTGTGGCTCCTACAAACATAGCTAGTGTCGCTCCTCCAACAGGTATTAATCAACCTATGCCTTCAAATATGCCAACACAAGAAATGGCCTATGGTGGTTTAGCTGAATTAGATACAAATGATATGTATGACGAAAATAGCTTTGCAGGTGGTGGTATTATTGCATTTGCTAAAGGAGATTTAATAGAAGATCCAAATGACCCATATAGAAAACAAAGAGGCTATGATGCTGCTACTGGACTAGATGCGTATGGAAGGATGTTAGAAAAACGATTAGCTGAAAAAGCAGCAAGAGGTAAAAAAGGTTTAGCTAATCTTGAAATTGAAGATACTCCAGCAACTAAAGGATTAATGCAATCTATATTTGGTTCAGGTGATACTTCAACAATAACCCCTGAAAGCGTGTCTACTTATGACAATAGATATATTAATCCTGCATTAACTGACATACCGGAAGATCAATTATCTTATTTTGATAAAGTAAAAAGTCGTTATGGTAAGATGAAAGAAAAAGAAGCTCAAGACATTAAAATTCAATCAGAAAAAGAACTTTCTGGTATTAGAAATATATTTGGTATTAAAGGTGGTTACAGTCCTACAAAAGAAGAACTTAACTATGCTGATCAAGATACGGGTGCTGGCGCTGGCGATGGTAAAGGTGCTGGTAAAGATACTGGTAAAGGCGCTGGTGCTGGACTAGGTAGCTTTGGTATTAAACCTTTTGCAGAAAAAACACAAGAACAAGTTATGGATGAAATTAATAAGTCTAGAACATTAGCTGGTGTTGAGTCTACTGAAGATTTTAAAAAACGTAAAGAAGCTGAACTTGATAAAGAAAGAGCAGAAATAGGTGGACGTAGAGGTGAAGCACTTAATATGTTCTTAGCACGTAGTGGATTTGGTATGCTAGAAGCATCTCAACCTAAACCTGGTCAAGCTGCCCCAACATTTTTAGGTGCATTTGGTGCTGGTGCTAAAACAGGGCTTGAAGGTTATGCACAAGATATTAAAGATATTAGAGCTGAAGAAAGAGATATACGTAAACGTAATGAAGCTATTCAAGATTCTATCCGCGCAGAAAAACGTGGTGATGCTGATACTGCATTAAAGAGACGTGATGAATCTGTAGTTTTAAGTCGTGATATTGAGTATAAAAATGCAACACTTAATCTTGGTGCTAAGAAACTTAATATTATTGAAGCTCAATATAATAACGCTGATAAAGCAACTAAAGCTAAAATTTTAAATGCACAGGCATTAGCTATGAAAAACTTACAAGGTGATAAAGCTTATGCAGATCAATATAAGGCTATTAAAGAAGAGTTTGTAGCTAAAGGTATTCCACTGACTGATCCTAAATTCCAATTTAGAGTCACTCAACTACAAAAACAAATGCTTGGTAATTTAACATATGATATATTACAAAGAGATTCAGGTGCGTCTACTGGTGATGTTACTAATGCAAGATTAGCTAGAGATTTATTAGCAGACTAAGATGATTATTAATTTACCTAAGCTAGGTGCGGTCAAATTTGATGACGACCTATCCCGTGATGAGTTTGAATCACAATTAAAAAAATTAGCCACTAAGTATGACTTCGAACTTGCTACTCCAGACTATGGAGTACTAGGTTCATTTACTCGCGGAGTATCACGTGGTGCTAAACGATTAGGTGCTGAATTTGGTGACGTAATACCTGCTATGGTAGGTAGTGCATTAGGTGCTGACGAATATGCACAAAGACAAATGGGTGAATATGCCCAAACTCAAGAAGAAATAGAACGTCTCAATCCTGCTCAATTTCAATCCCGTAAAGATGTTAAAGGTCCATTAAGTGGTTTAAAATATGGATTAGAAACTATTGGTGAACAAGTACCTAATATAGGATCAGCTCTTATTCCAGGCGGTGTTGGTAGAGTAATTGGTGGTGCTGCAGCTAAACGTGCTGCCTTAGCTGGTGTAGAAGAATATGCTGCTCAAGAAGCTGCTTTACTAGGTGCCGCTGAAACTATTGCTGCTAAAAAAGCATTAGGACAAAATGTAGGTGTTTACCTAGGTTCTTATGCAATGAATGCACCTGAAATATTTGGTAACATTTATCAAGCTACAGGTCAGTTTGAACCAGGTGCTGCTCTTCTTGCAGGCTCTGTTAGTGCTGCCCTAGATTCTGTATTACCATCTGCTATATTAAGTAGACTTACTAAACCTGCAAAATTAGGTATTGTTGAAAAGATACTAGAGAAATCTGGTATGCAACCTGGTTTAATTCGTAAAGTAATAGGTGCTGTACCCGGTGCTGCTGCAACTGAAGGCCTAACAGAAAGTGCTCAAGAAGCTATTAGTATTGCTGCAGAGAAGTACATAAAAGGTAATCCACAGATATTTGACTCAGAAGACTTTGAGCGTATGATTGAGTCAGGTGTACGTGGTGCTATTGCAGGCGGTGGTATTAGTGCTGTATCTGCTATACCTGAAAGACTTGGTGAACGTGCACAAGAAAGACGTGAGCAAGATGAAAAAGATATTGCAGAACAAGAAAAAATTAGATTAGACGAAGAACGTAAAAAACTTATTGCTGATCAAGCACAGCAAGCTCCAATTCAAGGTCAGTTATTCCCAGAAGAACAAGGACCTCCTGTACCTCAACCTATATTTCCACAAGAACCTACACCTACAGAAGCTGCACCTGCTCAAGGGCAATTATTTCCTGAGGAAGCTGCGCCAATACCTACAGCTCAAGTTGAAACTACTGAAGCTCCAGAAACAGAAATTAAAACAAAAGCAGCCCCAGAAGAAGTTCAAGAACCTATTAAAGCTACATACCCTACAGGTGTGCTTACTAAAGATGCAGAAAACTTATTAGACTCCGTAGATGCTGGTGGAGTACCGGCCATGATGACGTATAATTTACGTAGGATTGCAAATGAAAATGGTATTAAAGTATCAAGCAAATCAACACCAAATGAGATTATAGATGCATTACGAGCTAAACTAGAAGGAGTAAAAGATGAAAGACTTAAGTCCACAACAACTGGAACTAGCAATGAAGTTCTTATGGGACGAGAAGATGCAGTTACCGAAGGAGCTGGAAGAGGTGTCGGAGCTACAGTGGATGAGTATACGTCTGATATGGGACCAACTGGAGCTGGAGAAAAAGGACTCGGTTTTACACTAAAAGACCAAGCTAAACCAGCTGCTAAACAATCACCTATTGCAGGTTGGACATGGGAAGAAAAGACTAACCCTGACGGTACTACAACATCTGGGTTTGTAAGAGATACAGAAGCTGAGGTTACTACTGAGGGTCAACCTACTATTACTCCAGAAATGGAAGCTCAAAAAACTGAAGAAGTTGAGAAAGCTAAACAGGCTGTCTATGATGAGTCTGCCGCCGATGCGTTTGATAACATGCATTCTTTTACTGACTATGCTTACAATACTCTAAATCCTAAACTTCAAAAAGAAGTTAATAGATTAAAAAACCAAAACAAACTTAATGATCAAGCTGTACAAGATATTCTACGTAGTGAACGTGCTGAGAGACAAAGTCAAATAGGTAAACGTTTATTTGAAGCGGGTCAAAAAGAACAAAACATTAATTTAGAACAATCAGTAAAAAAAGGTAAGGAAGCTGAAAAACGTATATTAAAAGAAACTGTTCCATTTAAAGCACCTAAAGAAATAGTACTATCTAACTTTCAAAGAAACTTTACTGAAGCTAAAACAGTTGGTGATGCATTAAAGATATTACTTAAAAAGAAATTAAATACTCCGCAAAAAGCTTTAATAAATGCCTTGATGCGTATACCTGGCGTTAAAGATTTAGACTTTGCTGTACTTAAACATCCTGATGCAAGGCTAAGAAAAAGCCGTTTAACACGCTACGAACAAATTACTGGCGATATAGATGGTGAGTATGATGAAAAAACTAAGACAGTTAAAATTTACCAAAGCGGTACAGTTAATACTTTATTACATGAAGTTGTCCATGCTGCCACAGCTAAGATTATTAATAACCATGTATACTTTGAGACTATAAATGGAGTTATGCGTGGTGTAGGTGTAACACCTCTAGGTAAAAAACTTATGCGTATGTTTGATGCAGCTAAAGCAGCTGCTGGTAAAAAGAACATGGTGTATGGTCTACAAAATGCACATGAATTTGTTGCTGAGGCATTTACTAATCCTGACTTTCAAAACTTTTTACGTAATGTAGAAAGCATTTCTAAGGGTACTGTTAAAGGTAAACTGTCTTCTTTATGGTCTGACTTTATAGATTCAATTAAAAATATGCTTGGTATACCTGATATTGCAGGCACATTACTAGAAGACGTATTAACACTAGCACCACAAATGTTTAAAGGTCCGTTGATAGAATCTGTAGCAAAAGGTGAAAGCGTACCTCTTTATGCTATGACTTTAAATAGTGCATCTAATCAATCTGATGCTGTAGGTCTACTAAATTCAAGCGGTGTTCTATACAAAGATATCCCTAGCTTTAACGAAGGCGTTGGAGATAAGTTATATAACCTATTATCTAAAGTAACAGGTAGTATTAGATCATACTTCTTAGGTTCTATGTCATTAGAAAACTTACATGAACTATATAAGAGCGTGTTCCCTAACATTAAATTCTTGGATGACGTGGTTAAATTAAAGAATAGATATCATACTATTATGAGAAAAGACATTGACAATATTGTACACAAAGGTATTGCGATGTTACAAAAATATCCACAAAACGTTGTTAATAACTTTAATAATGTCATACTAGAAATGTCTAGACTTAATATAAACCCTAGAAAAACTATTAAAGTTACAGACGCTAATGGTAATGTTAAAGAAATAGCTAATCCTAAATATGATAGTAACAACCCTTATGTTAAACAATTTGAATCTTTACCAAAAGAACTTCAAACCTATGCCATACAAATGGTTGAACAGTATGAAGCGTATAGTAAGGAGATGTTAGACTCTATTACTGCTAAATTACCTAATGATAAAGCTGCAGAATTAAGATTAAAATTTGAATCTAATAGACTTCCTTTCTACTTCCCTCTTGTTCGTAAGGGTAATTATTGGTTGCAATATACAGACCCAAATGGTGAGATTGTATCTATAGCTCGTGATAACCCTAGAGAAATTGAAAAGATTAAACAGTTTATATTAAGTCGTGACAAAAATTCAGATGTAAGAACTTATACTAAGATTACTGAAATTAGTCATACAAGTGCGCCACCATCAGGATTTGTTGCAGATATCATTAAAATTATGCAAGCAGCTAATGCACCTGAAGCTGACATAGATAGAGTTTATCAAACTTACCTTTCATTATTTCCTACAGAATCTATTAGACAACAATTTAGAGAACGTCGTGGTGATCCGGGTTATATTCAAGATGTAATTCAAGGCTTTGCACAAGTAGCTCCTAGAATGGCCACACAATTAGCTAATCTTAAATATAATCCAAAGATTGGTGAAGCATACTCTGCTCTTGATGAGGACTTTAATAAATCATCTAAAGATAAAATGGCACAAGATATTATTAATGAATTAAAAAAACGTAAAGGTTTTATTGATAATCCTGTAGCTGAAAACTGGGCATACTGGTTAAGTAATGCAAACTTTGTAATGAGTATCGGCGGTAACCTATCATCAGCACTTGTAAACACAACTGTATTACCAATGGTAGTATTACCTCAATTAGCAGTAAGTTTAAGAACAGGTAAGTTTGATATGAATAGAGCCTATACGGCTATGATGTCAGCTAAAGATTTATTCTTTAAAGGCGGATACGATGATAGTAAACAATACTTAGATAAGAAACTTAAAATTAGAACCTTTGGTATGAACCCGCAAGTACAAGCTGGTGCTACTGAACAAATGCGTAATTTAAAAGACCTATATAATAGAGCATTAGCTAGTGGTGTTTTAACATATAGTGTTGGTCGTGACTTAGATGATATATCTAAAACGTCATCTGATAAATATTCTATGATGTACAATAAAGCTAATACAGTTTTAGGTCTTGCATTTGAAGGCACAGAACGTTTTAACAGAGAAGTTACATTATTAGCTGCATATGATTTAGCTAGAAAAGACGGGTTTACTCATAGCGAAGCAATGGATAAAGCTATTACGATAACTTCTAGATTACATACTGAAGCAGTACCTGAAGCTGGTGCACGTTGGTTACAAAGTGGTATACCTAAAGTAGCATTGACATTTAAACGATTTATCTTAGCTCAAATTCTTAACATGGGTATGATAACTAGAAACGCATTAGCTGGCGAAGATCCTATTACTAAGTCAATAGCTAAGAAACAACTTGCTGGTATTGTTGGTATGACTTATTTATTCGCCGGAATTAAAGGCCTGCCAGGTTATGGTGCAGTTAATGTACTCGCAAACTTCTTTGCAAGTGACGACGATGAACCATTTGATTTAGATCAATGGATACAAGATTCTGTAGGTACTGTAGGATTAAATGGTATAGTTAATCAAATTACTCAATTAGATATTGCATCACGTACCGGCTTTGAAAATACGTTGTGGAGAGATGATCCTAAGAGGTTATCTGAAGTTGGATACCTAACTTATGCTTTAGAGAAATTTGCTGGGCCTACATTTAGCACATCTCAAAACTTTATTAAAGGTGTTCAAGATCTTAATGCGGGTCAGTATGAACGTGGTTTAGAAAAGATGGTCCCATCGTTTGCTAGAAACTTTTTAAAGTCATGGAGATACGGTATGGAAGGTGCTAAAGATAAAAGTGGTGCTCCAGTAGTAGAAAATATAAACGCCTACAATGTATTTATGCAAATCTTTGGTTTCTCGCCATCTGAAGTATCTGAAGAATACGCACGTACAGGTGCTATGAAACAAATGGAACAATCTATTTTAAATAGAAGAGTGTCTTTACTTGACTCTATGTATCTAGCTCGTACTAATAATGATAGTGATGCAATTGATGATACCTATAAACTTATAGATAAATTTAATGATAAATATCCTACTATTGCTATTTCAGAATCTACACTTGATAAGTCATATAACGCAAGAGAAAAAGCTATTGAACGTAGTGTGGGTGGTATGACATTTAATCCTAAATTATTACCAGAATTAGAAGATAAGTTTGGTCCTCAATAACTATTTAATACGCCAAGCCCTTACCCCTAAATATCCATCTTTTGTAGTAACATAAGCCTTAACTTTAATCTCAGCTCGTTTAGCTCCACACTCGATTGCATATAATAAGGGTGAGGTTTTTAACGTAGGGATAAAGAAACTATCCCCAACGTCCATAGCGTCGAATGGAAATAACCATTCAGGTTCTTCATGCAGTTTCAGTTTGAATAACCTTTATAGTATCAGTAGAGAACTTATCACTAGGGAATACATAAGCTTCTACGTTAACTACTGACGTTGCATCTTTCCATCCTGAACCCATTTTCTTTCTCTTCTCTGTAACTTCTATACCAGCTTGTTTCATTTGATATAAAAACTCACGAGTACTTACTTGTTTCTCAATTAAGAACTTACGGAACTCAGGTTTAGCAATAAAGATAATATTATTATCAGCCTCAGCTCTAATGACAAGTGATGTCCTAGGTTCCATAGCAATCTTGTTATCTTTAAATGCAAGAATACCTGTTTGATGATTATTAATAAATTCACCGATTAGTGACTCATAATCAATATTATTAACCTTAACAACATTATCTCTAATATTAATCATTTCACCTGTAATGCGTTTGTAGATTCTTTCTAAATCATATTCTAGAATACCTGCATTCACTGCTATTTCACCTGCTGTCATTGTGACTGCTACTAAGTTTTCATAGAATCGATATGCAGTATCTTCTCCAAAATCATTTTTAAATTTAACAATCCAGTTATTCATCATAACTGATATATCATTGTGGTGGTATTCAAAGAATACTTTAATAAAGTCTGGACCAGCCCAACCATAGTTATATCTAAATACATCAAATACAGTCCTACCTAACTCAGGATTATCTATGAGCATTTTAGGTTTTCTAATAGATAACTCAATAAGTCTTGCTACTTCACCAGATGGGTCTTTCTTAATAGTAGTTAATCTATCATATAAAGAGTGATTAGAAGTAAAGATTGCAATCAAAGATGCTGACATCTCATGGTCTCGTTCCGCATTTACAGATGCTTGCATTCTAATCTTTGACTTACCTTGTGATATCTTATGGATAAGTTGTGATAGGTCTTTAGCTTGAATATTACCTACTTCATCTAATCCAAATGGAATATTATGTAGACCTAGATATCGTCCTGTCATACCATTTGATGTAGCTTCTAATATAGATAAGTCTTTAGGGTTACCCCATACGCTTAGTGCTCCATATAGTGCCCCTGTCTTAGCCGCACCTGGCTCACCTGTTAAAGATATAGTGACACCTGATGTAGAAGATAAATGCATAAGTGCTGAGCCAAACCCAGACAGTAAAGTAAATGCATGAAGCTCCATACTAGGTTTATTTAAGTAATTAGCGGCTTTCTTCCATTCATCGTAACTACCTTGTGCAGTTAAATGTTTAGCAATACCCTTACATAGTGCTGACGTGGGTGAAGATAAAATCCTACCATCTTTAGTAATCTCTCTGTCTCCAATAACAAACGCTTCATTGTCTGGAGTCCAACCCATTTGCATTCTCATTATCTCTGCTGGTTGTTTGGCGACTAAATATTGTCCCCAGTTAATAATATAACTCATTAAATATGCTCCTTGTTTAGTATTAGGGTCTGGATAGATGCCTATACTTGTTATTATTTCTTTAAATTTTTCTAATGCATACACATGTTTCATCGGTAAAATAAATTCACGATCTGGGTCGTTTGGTAGTATTGCCTTCATAAGTAAGCATTCACCATCAACCGTACTAAATATTCTTTTTATAGGCCATATATCATATGGAGTTACTAGTACCGGTGGCTTGGCTGGAAGTGGTTGTCCATCATCATCAAACACTGTAGGAGGCTGGTAATATATCCCGCCATTCAAACCATACGCAAATGGACTAAGTTCTTTAGGTAATCCTGTCAAACCACGTTTTAACGACGGTAACACTGTACCACCTATTGAGACTTCATTAGACGTGGTGTGCTCAACAGCACGAGCTATTTTAAATACTTTTCCAAGTGCAAGAGGGTTAGTAATTTTGCCGCGATGAGGACAGCTACCACATATACCAGGATTGACATTGTTAAAAGTTTCACAAGAATGTGGTTTACCCTGTGTTGCATCTGCTTTTCTAATGGTCGCTTCTTTATCATACCCTGGATACTCCTCTGACATTTTATGGATGGCCTCTTCTCTATCTACACAATGTTGTGCAATCGATAGACCTGAGTACCAAATAGGTTCTGGCAACGTTTTGGCATTTTCTATGATGTACCTAATCTGATTACATCCATGACCATCTAAACTTTTTAATACTAAATCTGTAAAGTTAGACTCGAAGTTATCAGTCTTATGCATAATCTTTTCTTCATCGGTTAAACCCTTAGGAACAGATTGTAAAATAGACTCTAATGACTCTTCAAATTTAACTTCGCCTAGGAACTCTTTAAACATATTGTAGTCATATACAACTATGTCATCTATAACATTTGTAGGTGATGGAGGTTCAGTCTTAAAGTTTAATGTATCAGGACATCGTAAGACGCGGGCTAGATCAGCCGTTACTGTAGAGTCAATGTTAAGACCTTTAGCAATACATAAGTCTTTAAATTTATCTGCGTAAGCTTTCCACTCATCAGGTTTAATCTCAGTATCTAATATCCAGTATGCGTGGATACCTCGTCCAGAGTCTACTCTAACAGGTGGAGGAAGTTGTGTATCTTGTACGAACGTGGTGAGAGCTTCTATTGCTTCTTCTTTAGTAGGGTATCCTTTACCTTCACCTACATCTAAATCCACAAAGAATGATTTGGTTAGCTTAGCTTCCTTAGCTACACGTGATGCTTTATTAAAAGAACTTAAAGCTACAAAGATATGAAACTGCTCTGCCTTTTTTAATTCTTCTACCTTAGTATCTAAGTCATCAATAGACTCAACCCAATGAGCTCTGACCTTCTTGCTATCTACCTTGTCTATAGTAAATACACAATATAGTCCAGTACTTGGAAGTACTTGTGAATAAAATTGTTTAATCATTTGCAGTCTTTCATTTTTAAGGGCAACAGAATCCCCCCACACCATTGTGTGTTTTTTAAATTTAAATCCGAAACTAAATTATACTACTTCTCTATTATCTCAGGTGTAACAATTTCTTCTAAATAATGCTTGGCTAAGATAGAAGTTATCTTTGGTAAATGACCCTCTAATAACTCTGTCTCAATTATGTTATTAAACCTTTGAATCTTAATAACATTTTCTTCTTTTATCTCACTACCCCTAAACCAACTATGGATAGCCATACGTGATACTTTAAATACATTAGCCACATCTTTAATAGGAAGCCTTGCTTTTACACAAAGCTTCGCCATCTTGATACCTATATGATCAGAAGTATTTTTTTGTAAATTTAGTACAAACTTTTCACTATAGGATTTAGGCATATTATTTCTTTGCCCACTTATTAATAATGTCACTTACATTAGCCGCTTTAGGAGCTTGTGGTTGAGCATTATCTCTTAGTACAGGTTCGTTTATAGCTACATCTGAAGTAGGTTGAGCTTGGACTACTGGCTCTTGTACTTGTGCTACTGGAGCTTGAGCTGGTGCAAATTCTTCTTCACCTTCTTCATTACTACCACCTTGATATACAGTTAATTTAACTGCTTGTTCCGCAGCTATTGATTTAGCCTGTCTTTGTAATACTTCCATATCATTCACATCAACCGCAGCTGATGGAGAGAATAATACTTTAGGTGATTCTGATTTAGTATCAAATTGCATTTTAGTTACTACACGACCAGCACTTACATTATTATTTGCAAGCATTTGGATGTAAGGTCTAAAAGGCCATTTACCACTTTCTTCTTTACCAAAACATGACTTAGCTGGTAATACTAACTGCATAATATCGCCTGCTGGGTCATTAGGTAATACAACAGCCATTCTCCATGATAGACGACATGCCGTACCTGCGCCGTTATATCCAGAGTTTTTAGCACTGAATTGGCATGTTTCGCATGATGATGATTGTGGTGTTTTTACTTCAGGGTCTGGAGTACGAGAATCACTAGACCAACAAACAGGACTAATTTTTTCATTCTCTTTCCAAGCTTTTGGATATAGCATACGAGATGCATTATGAGCCATCTTCACTATAATAATATTCATGTGACGATCTTCAATCGCACTTACTTCTTTACCTGCTACATACTTACGGAATACTCCGCCTTTAATTGATATACGTTTTGTACTGTTCGTATTACCCGCAACTGCTTTAGTATCATCGTCTAACCCAGTTTGGATAATTTGAGGACTGTTTTGTAATATACTAATTAACTCACTACTCATAATATTCTCCACTAAAATTTAACTATTATCTCTCTGTCGGTTTCTTAACTGTTATAACAACCTCTCTAAAGGTGTTAATGCCAGGTGGTAAACCCTCTTCTTTGCGGTTATTAATAAACTCTCTAAAGTTTGACTGATGTAATCGTTGTGATAATAACTCTAATGCTTGGTTCTCTAAAATAAAATCTTTAAAGTTTGTCCAATCACTACATACATAAGTTTCTTTAGTAGATTTAATGACCGTTCCGCTTCCAGTTTTAATACTTTCAGCATTTATTTCATTACACGTACTAAGCATTACTGCTTCTATTTGACTCATTTCTTCTTTTAAAACAGAATCACGTGCTTCGTACTCTCTTGCTATCTTCTCACGTTCTGCTCTTATTGTCAAGTAGGTTTTTACTAGGTCTTCCAACTGTGCGTCCATTTTTTGATCTCCTCTTAATTCTTCCTGATTTAGTTCTTTCAACACCTTCTATCTTTTTTCTACCTCTTGTCTTCTTAATAAGCTCACCTCTACTAACTTTAAGAAGAGCATTAAATCTATCTTCACCTATATGTTCTATCAATAATTTTTCTAGCATATCATCATGCATATCTAAAAGCAATAGGCAAGTTTGTTTCATAGGTGAATCTTCATAAAATAACCATTTCATTGCAGCACGTTTTGATTGCATATCAACGCCTGGTTTAACAATATCTTGAATGGCTGAAGCCAATACATTAATCAATAGTTTACCCTCTGGTGTAAAAGCAAACTTAGACCAACATATATTAGTATTTAATACGGCTTTAGTTTTTTCTTTATTCACTTATAAGTTTCCATTACCCAAATTGCAAATTGAATAAGTTCTTCTTTTGTTGCGCTATGTTTCATTGTATTAGCTTTATGACTAATTACTCTTACATTACCTTTAACATATCCTTTTGAGTTATCTACTCTATCTAATGATGGTGAGTTAGGAGTGGGCCCATTCTTCTTTCCTTTTTTATATTCTTTAATGATTGGTATACCTAAAATAGGGCATATAATTGGTATATCTATATCTGACTTTTCAATATTAAATTGAATTCCTTTTTCTTTTGCACGGCTTTTTGCTCGACTATGCATATATCTTTCGGGGTTATTAAGTCTATCTTGCCCCATATGTTCCGCATAATCTGGATATTTATATTCACGGTATCGTTTTACATGTTCAGCATTTTTTTCACGCCACTCTTTATAATACTCACGTCTATCCATCAAGTTCCTCCCTATATAAGTCAACGAGTTTAGTATGTAAATCTACCTTACCTTGTAACATCTTATACATGCGTTTCTCTACATCAGAACCCTGTAAGTGAACCACAGTCATTTTATTTACTTGACCTACTCTATCCATACGAGCTACACATTGTAGATATGTTTCAACAGACATTACAGGAGACCAAAACACAACCGTGTTTGCTTTAGTTAGCGTCACACCGTGAGAAGCGGATTGTGGTTGAATGACTAATACTCTTGGTTCATCCATAGACTGAAACCTATTAATAATATTTGCCCGCTCCGTAGCAGTTACAGAGCCCATAATAATTTCACTAGATATACCTTGTTTAGCAAGATAGTTAGATACAACTTGGATAGTATGTTTATAGGGTACAAACACAATAACTTTATGTTCAGTTTCGTCAATCGCTTCAGATAATGCAGTTAAACGTGGTGAGATATCAAACTCAATAACACCTTTAGTATCGGTATAAACTGCACCACCTGATATCTGTAATAATTTATTTAGGTTCGCCGCAGCATTAACCGCAGTAATCTGTTCGCCCGATGCCTCAATAAGCATCTGTTCTTTTAATGCCTTATAATATTTCTCAACTTGTGGAGTAAGTGGTATCTCACGAGTCTGATACATAACTTCGGGTAGGTCTAGACATTCATCTTTAGAGAACCTAATAGCTGGTTGAAGTGCTTTAAACACATCATCTTTTGCAGTTACTTTAGGTAGCCATTTAAACCTTGATTGTTGATACATAACCTTGTCCCGCCATGCCATAGCAAACTTAGGCACCCTTTGAGGGCTAACTAATTTAGCCAATCCATATGCGTCAACTGGAGATTGCGATGCAGGAGTTCCTGTCATCATCCATAGTCTAGTCTCTGGTCTCAATATTTTAGCTAAGGTTTTCCAACGAGCCGTTGATGGACTCTTGTAAGCATTACATTCGTCAATTACAATCAAATCAAATTTAGATTGTTCAATAGTTTCACGGATAACACCAACACCATCATAGTTAATAACAACTATTTCATATCCTTCTTGGATTATTTTTTGACGTTTAGATGCCGTGCCATGTGCTACACCTACAGTTCTGTGCATGCAAGTATTAAATACATCAGCCTGCCATGCTGAATACATAATAGATAAAGGGCAAATAATAAGGACTTTTTTAATGACACCTTGAGTCATAAGATAATCTATAGCCCAAAGGACAGAAGAAGTTTTACCTGTGCCAGCTTCATTAAAACAAAAAGCTCTGTGCTGTATAGATAAAAACTCTGCGGTTGTTTTTTGATGGGTAAATGGTTTATATAAACCTGGGTATTTATAGTCTCGTTCGATAGGAGAAGGTAAGTTTTTGCGGAAAGCTATTAACTGATTTAGCTTTGTCATTTCCTGCACACCCCAATAGACCATCACTTCAGATAGGTTATTAGCACGAGAAACTACCTCTGCCTTTTCTATGTTGTCAGTGATATGGGGAACGATTTGGTCAGGCACTAATAACTTTAGTGCGGTATTTTGTATAATTTCCATAGGTCTATTCTAGTGAGCCTAGAATATATGTCAAGAATTATTTAGATTTTTTACGTTCTTTTTTACTTACTTCAGAGACTAAATTACTATTAGAATCTCTTTTAAAAGAACGGTTTTTTGAGGGGGATTGGATTTTTACACCGTCTTTATTTGAACCACCTTTAGACAGTGCTTTAACGTGGGCTATATCTTTGCCTTCTCTTACATCAGCTTCGCCATTATTATTTTTATCTACTCCTGTTTTGTCTACCTTACGACGAGCTCGTTGACGCTCCATACGGAATTCGTGTTCTCCGCGAGTTTTCTGTTGTTGGTATTCCTTTTTGTAAGGACGTGGTTTATTTACATATGGCATAGCAGTATTTTACCTCAAGTCTTGTTAAAATCACAACTCTTTACTGGACAATATTTACATAACGGAGTAGGGTTTGCCATCCATATATTACTTTCATAAGATTGGCTAAGTCTAGCTAAAGGTTGAGTAAATTTATCCCATGAATCCTCTATACTTTTTCTTTCATATTCTTCGGCTAAGAAACTATTCTTCATTAAAAATAGTAAACCACCCTTTACTTTATTAACTTGTGGGAAATGAGCAAATGTCATGAGGGCCATAAGTCTTAATTGCTTGGGGTCTGGGTAACGATTACTTCCAGTTTTGTAGTCAATTATGTAGGCTGTGTCACCATCAATAATAAGTAAATCAACAATCCCCCGAACCCAACGGTTATCGTTATTAAAATCACATGGGAGCTTATTTTTATCCAATGCCATTTCATGTTCACAATACTTATCACCAGGAATAGATATAAGCTCATCCACAACTTCTTTAAAGCGTTCATAATTCTTAGCAAGTTCGACTTTATCTCTGACATAATCTTCAAGTGCTTTATGCACTTCCTTTCCATATATAGTTTGAGGAGTATCCTGAGTAGTAAAATTCTTTAATACTCTAATCTCTTGATATTGTTTTGGGCAATTTAAATATTGTTTAAGTGATGAATACGACCAATTAAAGTTTGTCATTTTTTTCTGTCTCTGTATAAAAATAAGAATGTATATCTGTTACATATATATCCTTGTGTCCTACCATTTGGTCAATATGATTTTGTAGTTCGTCTAGTGTAGGCATAGTATGCACTTCTAATGACTGATACATTCTTACCCCACTTCTATATTCTTCATACTCTTTTAAGTATCTACATATCTTATTAGCGTATGCAATAGATTCAGGTGTAGGGGTTAAACTTCTAGCCATCACAACCTTTCACATTACACTTACATACTTTTTGCACCTCACCTGTTGATTTATTAAGTTCATATTCAGGTAATTCTTCTTTCTTTTTCCTAAAAATAGCATCAAAGTTCTTTTCAAACATATCACTACTTGGCTTCGATTGTATCCAATCGCCTGTTACATCATTTCGTGCGGTTTTTTTCATAATTTAATTTTATATCCTGACAAAGTTGTTCATACGTTAATTCGTTTTTATCTTTATAAAACTCAATAGACAACATATAACGTGCTTTTTTAAAGTTAATTACCATATGTTCTTTTTGAGTATTAAAGATATAGTATACATCAGGTTCATATATTAATTGAGTAAATCTTGTTGTTGCTTCTTCTTTAGTTACTTTAAATAAACATTTACTTAACATAGGATGTTGAGGAGATAAAATCATATTAATGCCTACACCTCGTCTAGTATCTATATGCCAATCGTATGTAGTAAAAGGTTCTACTTTAATAATGCCTGCAATATATTCGTATCTACCTTTCATCCATTTAAATAATGGGTCTTCTTCTAATATATCATAAGGTATGGGTTTAGCAATAAAATTATAATAAGGAAACCAAGGCTCTTCATTCTTTGAATACTCTATAATCTTCTCTCGAATTGTTGATTTACTATCAATAGCAGTAAAGAATTGTTTCATTAGCAATCTCCGTAGGAGTCTCCATATTTAGCTTCACATGCGACGGGTAGTCCAGTAGCCCAACTAGGAGGCGTTGACATAATGTCTACGATGAAGTCCTTAGCTAACATGACTTCGGGTGTTGGTGCGACGCAGACTACCGCATCGTGAACAGTCAATACAGGTTTATATTTCTCATTAATTTTAATCATCTGTTCGCCTACAATAATCCTAGCTAGTGCTTGAATTACATTCTCAACGACAGAGCCACCCCATATGCCTACATCTCCTGCTCGTGATTTGTAAACATAACGACTTCTTGTTTCTGATGTATCTAGTCGTAGGTTAGGGTAGGTGATATATAAACCATTCGGTAGCTTGATACCCTTAGGGGTAACTAACAAGCATTTGTGATGCCCAATATAATATGGCTCTTTATTCATAGGCCAATCAGATATATCGGCTAAAGCGTTATCGCATTCTCGCCATAACTCAATTACTTTATCATTAACTTCTCGATAAACTTTTACAAGTCTTTGACATTCAGCATCGCTTAAATCAGCACCAGGCGGCGATGTCTTTAGTGTATGTTGTAGTTTTGACCAACCTGTGCCATAACCTAATCCAAGTGTGCAAGTCTTGCCAACAAAACGTTCTGTCGCATCAGCTTTAGTAATAGGTCTATCATATACTTTAGATGCAAACTCTGAATAAACATCTCGTCCTTCTCTATACCATTGGACTACATCTTCTTGGCCTGCAATCCATACCAACACACGAGCTTCAATTTGTGATGAGTCACAATTAATAACTTGATGCCCCACTGGAGCCATAATAGCATTCTTTAATGCTTTCTTTTTCTTATCTCTTGATGGTAGGTTTTGAAAATTAACTTTATCTAATCCCGCCCATCTACCTGTGTGTGCGCCATAATATTTTAAAGGGATAGGAAGTCTGCCTGCATTACGTTTACCAATACCAAGAAAGCGTTCAATGCGAGATTCTTCCATCGTTGATTTTGTGCCTAATCTTACACGACATAGCTCTTGTATAAATATATCTTCGTGCTCTGTAAGTTCTATAAATCCTACATCATTTTTGGCTAAAGCAAATGTATCCTTACCTGTTGCAGGACTTACTTTCGTAGGCACAGGAATATTTAGTTCCGTAAGAAGTTCAGCAAATTGTTTATTAGATGCTAATATAACTCTTACTTCTTCCTCTGAATGACAATTTAATCTATTCATTAAACCTGCTAATAGACTTTGTTTATCATTCTTTACTATCTCTAACCTCTCTATTAATATTGCATCATTGACTTCAAGCGTAGGCTCGGTATACATGCGGATAGTAATATCAATAAGGTCTATCTCATTCTGTGGGAAGTCTTGAGCTAATACATTAAATAACTTATATGTTAAATCAACGTCATTCTTACAGTAGCCACCATATCTATCTAATTCAGCAGGACTAAAGTTTTCTAATCGTTTACCCTTGGCATCAATAACCTCTGTGCCCTTCTGTCCTAGTTTATATTTCTCAACTAGAAAAGCTAATGAACCACCAACGTTGACACCATGTATAGCACGAGCCATGCACAGAGTATCAATATAAAGTTTCGGGGATATATTAAAAATAAAGCTAAGGATAGCACCGTCAAATAACATATTGTGGCAAAGTAGAGCAGAGTCTTGTATATTATATCCATCAAGAATAGACTGTAATTCGTCTTTCGTGCCCGTATGCCATTTAGTATCTTCTTCATTTACTTTTACTCCTACTCCAATGACTTGAAATTGTGGTGACCTAATATATTCTTCTGTGGTAAGTCCAGATAGACTAAACCCTGTGTCATAAAATGTTTCAAAGTCTAAGGTTATCAATTGCATGAATGCTTTCTAAATTGGTGGGCTACTCGCGGTTTTATAATAGCAAAAATACCATCACGAATTTTTATATAAATAAAGTGCTTTCGCCCGTTGTTATATTACAGATAGTATTATAAGTGAGATTATAAATATTGCAAGTAAAATGTTTTCGTTTCTGTCTTCTTTTTTAGTGAAGTCATCTTTGTGATATGTTCCTCCCCAAGCCTCTCTTGCTGAACGTGGTGTAGGTTTATTTATTGAATCAGGTTGAAAGAACCTCCAACCTCTTTTTGCGTTTTTAACAAAAACTCTTCGTTGCCAATCTTCAAAATGTCTGATAGCTATCCTTGCATGGGGGTCAAAGTTATTTAATTTTGCGTTTTGCACAATACGTCTCCTCTTTTTTTGTTTAATATGCAAATTATTTGTGGTGTTTTTGATATTCATTTCTACAATCTACCGAGCACCAACGACGGCTATCACCTATACTTTCCTCACACCATATACATTTACCCGTTGTGTTTGAGGGTGTAGTAGCTTTATTATGTGCATTAGTTAAGGCGGTATTAATCATCTGTTGTAGATAATCATTGGCTATGTCGGCTTCGTCACTCATTTAAAAAAGGCTTCCTTTGGAATCACTAAATTTACTTTGTTCTATTTTAAAATGTTTCCTCCATGCATGCCCTCTCTTTTGTGGTGCAGGTAAAGTAATTAAACCTTTACTTTCTAGCTCTCTCAATCTAGTATGATTACCAATGGTATGTTGCATAATTTGATTTCGGCTAGCGTTTGGAAACTTAGACATATAGTCTAATACATGTTTGATGATGTCGTCATCTTTAATTCGTGCATATGCTCTCATATAAAACATTCTCCTACTAAGTTTAAACATTCTTGAAACGGACTAATACTCGATTGCTTTTCTACTTCTAATTTAATTACATTCTTACCTTGTTCTTTATGCCACTTAGCTTCTTTGGCTGACCATCTATACTTACGGACAATCTCACCATCTTCATCTACAACTGCATGACTAAACGAAATCACTTTACTTCTCGTCTTGCAATTTCTTTAGCTATCTTGGCACGCTTTTTGCCTGCTTCTTTTACCTTATCAAGCATCTCGTATAATACTTTTAATGTCAATGCTTTTAATCTATCTTTCCCCGTCTTTGTTTTAAAAGGGTTAGCGTGTCTTTTACTTTTGTGTATCTGTTGTGTTGCCATTAAAAACTCCTTTGTTCAAAACATTGTAAGTGTGACTTAACAAACATATTAGTTTTTACTTCTTCATATAGTTCACCTTGTATGCATTTTAAATTGACTTTGGATTTCTTTTGCATATGAGTGTATGAACCCAATCCATATCCTGTAAATATTGCTACAACAATAATTATACCTATAATTAACTTATCCATCATAACCCTCCATAAGCTTCTGTTAATCTTTTTGTTGATTCTCTATAACTTTTAACACCTGTAATCTTTTCTGTCTGCGACTCATCTTTAAATAAAGGTGTGATTGAAATGTAATGTTTCTTAGATGGCAAATCGCGTATCCATGACAATTCGGTTGGTCTAAATTGTGTAATAGATGACCACACTAAATCACCATTGATATTGAATTCTTCTATTGCCCATGCGTAGGGTTGTTGTTTAAGGGTTTCTTGCATATTTACCCTCTCCTTGTTTATAAAATATTAGTTTTGACCATTTGACTACTGGTTTTAGATTATACCATGATTTTGGTTTTGTGATAGTGGTATCGTGAAAATGTGTTGCGCCATATGAATAGTCTACCTCTAGACGATGTAACACTTTATATGCTAGGTCTTTATACTCTTGTCGAATTACCTGTGGGGGTTTGACATAACCATACCAACTAAATTGTGCAGGTCGTTTCATTTCACGGCATACATTTTTGTAATCAAAGTCTGCTCGTCTAAACAATACATAACCGACGGCAATTTGGCCTTGACGTGGTTCTGATGCAGACTCCATGTAAATCGTTGTGGCAAGACACACCAATGCTTGTTCTAGCATAGTATCCTCCTTTTCTAGAGAACTGGTTTCTTATTTAAACTTTAGATTGATTGGTTTCGAACTCGATAAGCATATCGATTAGGTGACGGGCTTTTTCTAAATCTTTTAAGCCGTTTTTGTTTTTCCATCTAGAAACATATTTAATGATGTTGCCTTCGATGAATGGGATTTTATTTGCATAGATATAGATGATGGGTTGTATCGCCATATCTTTATAATGCGTGCCATCTACTTGTTTATTTAATGCACTTTCTGTCATACTTTCTCCTTTACTAGAGTCAATAATAACTCTATGTTACTCTCATTTATAACGATTGCCAAGCCACCATTGGAATTTATACGGTCGATGTTGTTTTTTTGCAACGCAGTTATTACACCTTTACCTGCCTTACATTCTATGGCAATAAACTTACCTTGATGACAGATGATGATGTCGGGCACTCCACTTCTGCCATATCCTCCTGTCTGTGGGAAAAAATAATAACACCCTAACTTATCTAAAAACTTTTTTATTTTATTCTTAACTTTTGCTTCGGGTGTCATTTCGTCCTTCGAGTTGATTCATTTCATCTTGAAATACTGCGATTGCATAGAGTGACTCTGATGCTCGCCAACCTACGTGGTGCATATCATCTACACGACAAGTATATACATCAGATGTATAGATTTCGTTATCGGGAAAGATATACGTGGTTGATACTTTAGCTAGTGTCAATCTACTTTTAAGAAAGCTTGGCAAGGTGTCATCATTAAACATTCTTACCAAGCCCTTTGATAAAAATACTTCATAGCTATTATCTTTAACTATGATGGGCACTACATAATAGGGAACCATTTTTACTTTTTCAAGTGGCCCTAAGTCTGTAACATTTTTTAACCCTGTGTGTTCTAACATACTTCTCCTATGTTGATTCGACATATGTCGAATTAGCCATGTATCTGTTGTAGATGATTACCTTGCATATCGGTAAGCTCTAAACCCCATCTAGCTGATGGATAGATTTTTTCAAAATCCCAATACGTTCGTCTAGTAAATACATCGGCATTACCTTTTAAATCTTTCTTCATTTTTGGTAATAATTGTTTATACATTTTTGTAGGCTCACTCATACTTGAACCATACTTTACAGCCCAATACGCATTACCAATATAGTATGCTAACATATAAAAGTAAGATGATGCAATAGCATCGATATCCCATAACCGTCTTGCAGTTTCAAAATAAGATGAAGGGGTTTCATTTAAAGCATCGGGCGCATGGGTTTTGATAGCTTCTTTTATGTCTGAAATTAATGTTTCTGCATCAGTTGAATTATAAAACATTTTAATCATAGATAACTTATCTACATGTTCTTTCATAAGTTGATTAGATTTTTTTCTGTCCACTACTTTTACATCTATCTTATATCTAGATGACTCATGTAATTCTCCAGTATCTACGTTGAATCGCATACCTACGAAGGCAGGTCGTTTTAAACTTCTACGATGTTGTGCATATCTATCAGTAAAGATAACACCACCAGATGAAACTTCTTGCATAAAGTATGCACTTACTCCTAGTTGTTCACTTATAATCATACGTTCACCTTGTCCCATATATGCACACAATATCTCAACGGTATTATCATCTCTTACAATACCAAATGGTTTATGTTTAGAAATATATCTTGTCATATACGGTATACCCTCTGGACTTTCATTGTAATAAAACTTATCACGTTGACGTTTATTTAATGTGTATGCAAATTGTTCAAACTCTGCCATACTATAATTTGTCTGTTCACTTCCCCAATAGTAATGCACGTTGAATTCAATCTTACCATTGACTTCGACAGGTATAAAATATTTATATCTATGATGTCTGTTTGAATAGGGATATTCGTTTGTGTTTTTATATGGTGGTAAATTTTTATATGTCCACATTAATTGATTGTAGTTAATACTTCCTGCCATGATACTCTCCTCTAGTTATTTCGACATATGTCGAATTGTTAATTATATTTATTTCCTAACTCTTCAAAGATGCCTGTCAATGCTTTAGGTTCAAAGTCATATTTATTAAAATCAAACAATGTTTTTTTACCGTTAGCATGTTTGACATATCCTTTTACTCTTATATTACTTACTATAATTTCTTTCTGTTTCTCTTTACTCATCTACCCCTCCTGCTTGTTGATATACATACTCTATTTTCATGTCAGCTAATAGTTTCTTTAACTGAGCATTAGTTTCTTTGTTTCGTCTAGCATAATGCCAATTAATACGTTGTGACTCTTTACTCCTAATTCTTAATTGCCATGCTAACTTATTTAGTTCTTGCAAAATTTCATTTCGTTCTTTAACTTCTTCTATTGTTTTAGACATTCTATATACCTCTACTCTCGTGTTCTGTGAGTCTGCCTTACCCATTGAATATCCGCATGCAAGCATTTGTGATTTAGTCATGTGTCTGAATGGCATATTATTTCTCTGCTAATTGAATAGTAAGTTCTATTACTCTTGCATCTATTTCTTCTACCGTTGCTTTGTTCATGTAATGGTCAATATCATAGTGAGTGATAGTGTAAGGTTGTTTTCTTAAACACCATATCCTCTTTTTCATTAACTCATCATCTATGAATTCCTCTATCATAGCCATCTCCATAAGTTGTTTAAACATAGCACTACTCGCCTGTTTAATCTTTTCTTCAATACGTTCATGGTCGATATCGTCAATATCAAAATCTATATCATCGTCTTCATTATAAATCGTTGACATCTAGTTCTCCTTAATTGGTGGGGTGTAGCTTAGGTTTCGATATTCAAGCTACTTTAAACTTTTAAGAGCCATACTAATTACTAACCTTTCGGCAATATCTTTAGTCACGCAAGTGTGTTCAAAATATATTTTAATAGTGTTTATTACCTCTCACCTCAAAGCGACCACTAGTCGCACAGTTCCCCATTGACTTATTTTACTGAGTTAATCATTTTATGTAATCTATATCCTTTTAATAGATTATTTAATTTCCTATCATTTAACCTATGTGATTTTATCCATAGCCTACATAATCTACTATTTTTATTAACAGGGTAGCGACTAATAATTTTATTTATTTCATATAATATTTCGTGTCTAATCATCTTTTTTGATTACCTTACCACTTGGTGCTTGAAAGTCTTTAGCTTGAGTGATAAGCCATAGAGTTGGTGTAGATATATCCCACTTGATATCACTCTCAAGGTAACCATCGGTAAACACAATGACACCCTCAGCTTTTAGTTTATGCTCGTTGATATATTCTGCTACACACGAAACCATTGTTCCACCCCCACCTTCTGGCTTTAGCAAACTAGCGATGTTATTGTATCCGTCATCGAATGTCTGCATAGCATGAACCTCTGTATCCCACCACAAAACACGCACACGTGCGGGACTAACTGATTCACAAATCGAAGCCAGTTCTGATGCAAACTCTGTAAGTTCTGCACCACCGATTGAACCCGATGTATCAATGGCTATTATGAGTTCGCCAACGGTTTCGTTTTCAAGGCTTGGCATATAAATATCATTCGCCATGAGTCGTTTGTTAAACCTTCGCCATGTATATTCCTCTGAACCTCGTGATGCCGATGTTACAAAATCACGTAAGACCTCTCGCCAATTAACTTTAGGCTCAAGTAAGTCCGATATCTGACGTGGTATCTTAGCACCCATACGACCTGCAAGTATGCCACCTTCTCGTAATGCTCTGTCAATCTTGCCTGCTTGGTCAGCAATCTGTTCGGGTGTCATCTGTTTTGCATTTTCAAAGTCATGCTCATCTAATGGTTTAAGTTTATCAATACCCGATTCGACATTTGTCGAACCATCATCATTCTTTTTGCTTTCTTTCTTAAGATGTTCATACACTTCACGCACAGACCAATTATGAAACTTGGCATCATACAACGCACCTTCGGGTAACTTACATATATTCTTATCCGTAAAGTTGTTGATGATATCATTCACAACATAATCTGCTGACACATTGGTTAAGTGTGGGTTAGCCTTAAACTCATTAGTAAATCGTTGCATGTGTTTCAATGCGACGTGTAAGTTCTCGTGCATAACAATACCTCGTAACTCCTCATCACTTAACTTGGATATAAACTCTCGACTATATCGTTTGTTAAAGCCATCGGTGTATGCCGTAAACTTCTCATCATCGACACTACTCTTACCCATAAGTATAACCCCCGAATATAACGCTGTTTCGGGGTGCTTGAGTAGTGCAACGTGGGCTTTCTTAAGTCTTGTTTCTTGACTCGTTGCCATATCTATCTCCTATTAAAATAATTCGTGGTTATCAGTAGCCCATTTAGCAATCTCTACATTTGAACGTGCAAGTTTGACACCATTCTTACTACGCACCATCATGGTAAAGAATACTGCTTGAAGTTCGCTACTCTCGATACGCTTGACAAACTGCATGAACGATGACAATTCATCTTGCGTGGTTAGATTATCTACTGCTTGAAACATAAGCATAAGCTTGGCAGCCGTGTCATCGGGAATATCTATAGTTGTTGGTTTCTCTAGTATGTCCTTAAACTTAGGTAGCTTTTTCTCTAGTCGTAAGAACGCACTCATATCGGCTGACGCACTAGCACCGATAGTCCCTGCCAATGCACACATGGTTGCATTATCACCTAGTATATGTTGCATATCAACGATGACCGATGACTTGGCAAGTGAACGTGGTGAACAGAACGATAGATTAGTTTTACTTGGTTGAAAGATATATGGGTTATCCTCTTGACCACCATCGGTATAACTATTCAAGCAACGTGGAAACATATAAACCCATGCCCTAATCAACGGATTGATTGCATTATCATTCGCCCATTTAAGCCATGTATCTACATCGGGTTTCTGCATTTTCAATATACATACACGATTACCTGCATGAGCCAACATACTATCGCCTACACCATCGCTTGCATTGTTAGATGTTGCAAACACTATGCTACCTTCGGGTAAGGGTATGTCACCTACACATCTCTCTAGCATGAGCCTAGTAAAGATAACTTGTAATAACTTAGGCGACTTCATAAACTCATCAAGTAAGATAACCTTAGGCTTAGGGTTATCTAGTTTAAACAAACTACCGACATATGTTTCTAACGATTTACTAGCGTGGTTAGGAATAGTCATCGCTATGTCCGACATATCTTTGACAGGGCAATCAACATATATGTAATCATATGTATCACCTAAATCTTCCCTAATCATGTTAAGTAAAGATGTCTTACCACAACCTGGTTCTGATTGAATGACAGGTGTTAAACTTTTACCTATCGCAGGAATTAACTTTCTTAACTCATCGATTGTTACACTTGCTATGTTATTAATTGTTGCCATGATTACTATCCTCTCTCTTTAGTTTGTCATTAATAAATTTTGTTGCTATTACTTTTTTCTCTGCGTCTGACATTCTCTCAAATATCATTCTCATTTGTCTTTCATAGATATAATCTTTGGTGGACTTACAAAAGTATCCACACCCAAACCATACTGCAAAAGTAACCCATTCCATACTGCTCTCCTTTCGACATATGTCGAATTAAAGTTTAAATTTAGATAAGATGTCATCAACGTTGTTCTTAACCTTTTCTCTGACTGCATCGCTATCTCTGATTGTATCTATATCTACACCATTCAAGGCATACTCTAGCTTGGTTACTGCGTCAGTCAAGCGATTGGTTACCTCATTGTTTACTGGTTTAAATGCTTTAAATGTTGCACATAACTCTTTAGCTTTTTCGATTGTGGTATCATATATTTTGCGTTTCTTCGTCTTAACTTCGCCTGTGTTTGCATCGGTAGTTTCCGACACTCCACAACAATGGCTGATACTTTCCATGACATCAGTAAGCCTGTCCACTTGTTCCGATACGACATGATTGATAATCTCCTCTGCTTGTTTGGTGTATTGGTCTTTTAAATCACTAGCGATATCATTTGATATGTTACATCGCCAGTCATGGCTCGGCACTTCTGCGACATACAACTTGATACCGAATTTGTTTCTAACTTCCATAGCATCGGGGTAATCATCTTTGTTAAACATATCACCTGCTTTGAAAGCCATGTTACTTACGATAGATTGGTAATTGTTTATGAAGTCATCTAGATATTTATTAAACGTTAGTTCGTGGTCATTAAACTCATTCTTAAACTTTTCTAGATTGATAACAGGAAGTAAGTCTTGGCTATTGTTCCAACGATACGTTGAACGCTTTAACCAATTATAAATTGTCTGTCTGTAATTGCTTACACGTTTGTGAAATAAGTCATCAGCTAAAAGGTTCTTCACAAATCTGCCTGCACTTGAGTCTGCTTTTTTAGCATGAGTAACTTCGTCTGATATAGTTCTGTCTTGCTTTGTTGCTGACCATACATTGACATCAACTGATACTAATACTGCTGACGTTGCCAACGATATGATGTGGTTGGGTTGTTGCATTTGATATTCCATGTTGCTCTCCTCTTTGTTTAGTTCGACATATGTCGAAACGTGGTTTTACTACTGAATAGACCTTTCCCATTGTTTAATATACTATTATACCATACATTATAACAAAAGTCAAGCCTCGCCTATGAGTATCTTAACTGATACACCATATAAAAATTAAACTTCAAACTCAATACCTCTTGTGGGATATAGCAAACTATAGCCATCATCACCACCATATCTTGTTTCAATATCTTCTGTTTCTTCACCAATACGCACAAATCCATAGCTTATGGTTAAATGTTTTATTGCTTGATTGTTTTCCTGTGAGTCAATGTATTCCTCTGCTAGTTTAAGCAAAGCTTCATGGCAACCGACTCCTGCATAATCCTCATACCATTTCCAATCATCGACATAGAATTTAAGTAACAAGTTTTCATGGTCAATTTCCAACGGACTTTCATCTTCATCGAAACAAAGTTTAGTATCCTCGTTAGACTTGGCTTCAGTTATGAATGTATTAAATATGTCCTCGCCTTTGAGTTTCTTATCCTCATCTGTGGCATGGTCAGTCCATTGTATTTCTTTGTTAAACGATATGGCATAACCTACTTGACTTTGATAGCCCATTTATAACCTACCTTTCGTGGTGAGTTTCTCGACATACGCTTGTGCATCGAGTATTGCTTGTTCTTCAAAGTATAGTTGCGGTTCGACATTTGTCGAAACGGGATTGACGTGGTTAGATTGTGTATCACCCGTCAGACTGCGGATAAGTCTTAACGTGTCACGTGCCAATTCATAACGACCTAAAGTTATGCCATCAATGTCGTCATGCGAGATACCAGTCACCGAGTTTACTTCTTCGGCATCATGCTTTAATTCCTTTTGTAAGAAACGCACAATGTTTTCTACGACTTCTTTATGTTTATTGGATTTCATTATTTTCTTCCTTTTTTAAATAACTTTTAGCTTTGTTAATAGCATCTATCGGGTCGGTTGCATACATGGTATGGGTTGTGTTTAACCATAGATTATCTTTTAACGGACTCTCTACTTGATACTCCACTTCATGTAATACATATGGGATATCGCTACTAGGTTCTAAACATCTTGCTCTCAAGTTTCTAATCTTCACAATTACCCCCAATACAAGACTTATTTAAGATTTCGTCCTCGATGTCAGCGAGTGCATTGTTTTCCATGAAACGCAAAGATGTTTGACATAACTCGTCATATGCTTGGATAGGAAATACTTCTGCCTTTAACATAAGACCTTTGTCTTTTAGATTTTCTGTAAGAAGGGTAGCAAGATGACCTTCAACGCTAATCCAGTCGTCCCAGTTTTTAATTTCTCTTATCATGCTTTCATCAACTTTAATCTTGACTACTGCCGTATATTCTCTTGTTTGCATTTTGTTTCTCCTTTAAGTTTAAGTTCGACATATGTCGAATTAGGTTTGTGCCTTGTGAATTGTATAACCCACTAAGCCATGATTGTTTATTAACTCACGCAAGCCTTCGGTATTTAACCACATCTCTACTCCGTCACTTGGTCTGAGTAATGATTGATGCCTTGACGTGCTTTGTGAAAACTTATCCTTATTGCCTATCCATTTATCCTGTTCGTCATCATACACATACATAGGAAAATGTCGTCCATAACTATACACTACATATAGTTTCCTTGCATACTCGTCAAAACTATACCATTTGCTAAACGTATTACTGCCTTCAAACTCTGCTAAAGCGTTTACGCAATCCCTAGCGTTTTTGTTACTTACTTTCATTTCACGAGTCCCCCTTTGTTATTGAGTCCTTTTAAGTCAGCGTGGTTGGTGATGACCATGTAATTACTCTTGTGCATGGGTGCGATTGTGTGCTTAACCTGTCTTGCGATATCTTCACCACACCTTAAACAGGTTGTGTAGCCTAAACTCCACCGACCATGTAATACGTGGTCACCACATTTAACACATAGGTTCTTATACTCCATGTTTGACTCCTTTCGACATATGTCGAATTAACGAAGAACTGAAACAATTAAGATAAACCCCGCAATACCCCACGCTATAACTTCGGTAATGATTAGACGTCTGAGTCGGGACTTGTGAATTGTTACGTGCTGACTTAACATGACCTCTCTGTTGTAATTAAAGATATAGTCTTTAAGCTTTTTATTATTGCTATGGTTTTGAATTGCCATTTCTTTTCTCCTTTGTATGCCTGCTATTAGTTTAATTCGACATATGTCGAACCGAACAAGGTAATACAAGCTACACACTAAATACATAACCAAACATATAGCTAGACTGCCCCATTCAAATACTATTATACCACTACTTTACAATAAAGTCAATACCCTCGTATAAAATAGTCTTACGTGATAGTTCTTGGTTCATGGAATTAGAACGTGGTTTTGGGTGACATAATTCGACTTTTGTCGAAGTGATAACGTGGTAAAAATGGAGTGGAACGTGGTTCATGGTTCAAAAACCCTCTACTTTACATATTGAACCATGAACCGAGCTTTTTGAAAAAATTAGAAAGTGCGTAAGTTATTGTATTTATTATATATTATATATTATATTATATTATTATTATTGATTAAAAAATAGGCAAGTTCATGGTTCATGCCATTTTCGAATAGTGAGGGGGGTTTTGACTTTTGAATATTGCATGGCATGTTCTCAGTCAAACGACGTCTAAAACTTCCACCTTCGCCCCCTATGCTACGAAAGCATGAACTTATGAACCTTCCTTAATAATCAAAGACTTATACTTTTAAAACATGAACCGATTTATGAACCACGCAATACAAAACATGAACCTAGGCTTATGCTTAGACTTTTGGGAACTGGTCTCTATAAGGAACTGGTTTCTATAACTGGTTTCAAAAAAAGTTGAAACCACGTTTTCACAGGGCAAAAAAAAAGCCACGCTAGGTTATAACGTGGCTTATGAGATAATTACGTGGTGGCTTTATTCGGTAGCCATCTTACCATTATCACGTCTTAAGTTATACTCGGCTATTAATTTTTCGAATAGCTTGGTAAGTAAGACAGGGTTTTCATTGTCGATAAGTTCGGCTTTATCGATTGCGTTTTTAGCTACTTTCGCCAAATCCAAAACAGGTGCTTTTGGTTCGGTTTCGGGCTTAAAGACAGCTAACATTCGTGTAATTGTTTTATTTACACTATTTTTAATTAAAGCCGTTTTAACGGGTTTCATGATAGCCGTAATTTGAGCTTTAGCTGGGTTCGCCTTTTCATACTTGCCAAGGTCAGTAGCCATAAGCCAAGCCACACTCGCATGATGCTTTTCGCCCTTAAACTTTTCGAATTCGACAAAAGTCGAAATGAGCCAATTCTCGCCTTGCTTGGTGAAATACTTTTCCACATCACCTTTTTTATATGAATATTGAAAGGCAATGCCTTCTGCCAAGGGTTGATACATAACCACAGGTAACGCTTTCGGCGTCTTATATTGGCTTGGTTCTATTAACATCTCGCCAAGTGATAAAGCCAAACCCTTAATGGTATCGATACCGAGTAGAGCCTCACTTGCTTTAGAGCCAATATTACGAACCACGTTAGCGTCAAACTTACTTGTTAAAACATTTACTACTGATTTTGATGTAGTCATCATAAACTCCTAATAATGTCATCTATCGTTGTGACCCCGTAACCAAATAATGACACATGGCTCGGATTTGTCAATTCGGCAAATGTCGAACCCACCCCATAGGGCATAGCCCAACGTGGTTTTGGAGTCCCAAAAAACAAACCTACACTAAGACTTGCACAAATAGCTGGCAAAAATTCAAAACTTTTGTATATAATAAGAGCTAACAAGGGCTTATTGGGTCTCTCCTCTCAGTAATACTTCTCTCTCGCCTGGTAAGTCCTTGTTTTCTATATAGAAACCCACCCCCTATCAAAAATAAAAGGCCATGCAAAAAAATATTTTGCAAAAATTTCTAAAACTTTCTTAAAGTAAAGCTAGATTGCTTTGGGATCGAAGTTGTATAACTCGGAGTAGACGTCTTTGATGCGGAGGAACTTAGGACCATGCTCATGGAAATCATCATCACCTCTTACATATAAGGCTAAATGGACCATTTCATGGAGAAGGGTTTGAAATATAGTAGTAAAGTAACCACAAGAACCAGAACTTATTTGAATTTCCATCTCATGCTCATCAAAACATCCGTAGATGGTAGGATCTTTAATAACTTTAAATCTAACTTTAGAAGATTTAGGCATTGAAAGGGTATTAAATGGCGCCATTTGACATGCCATGTTATAAAGAATCTCTAAGTTCTTCTTAGTTAGCGTTGTGTGAGTCATCTAAATAAATATTGCTAATAAAAAATAGATCACACCGGGGTCAGTAAATCCAATTAATTCCATATTCTTATCTCCTTTTATATAATTCTAACAAAATTAGTATTGTCTGACCCATTAATAACGTATATATTACAAGAATTGCTGCAAATTTAATCAAAAGGTGTAATCAGCGACACATGCAAGACCAAAATACCCAACAAAATCAATCAGATAGTGGTTCCAACCACGTTATCATCGTTCCTCACATCGAAGAGGACGTCATTTTACCTAGTTCAGCGTCAGAAGCTATGCCAAATCTAAGTGTAGCTGAAGAAATCAACATGAGAGCCAAGACAATTAAGTTAGTATCAGACTTAAAAGGTGAGAACATAGAACCCACCGAAGAAAACGTGGCGGAAGCTAAGAAGTTAGCAAGTGAAATGATGACTAACCCTGATTTACGACCTGAGTTTGGTAACTATCCTAATGAGACCTTAGCTTTTCTTGCCGGACTCGTTGCACAGAGCAACCATATGATCGTGAAAGACCTAGCTGATTTCAAGTTATACGTGGTGAATAGCTTAGTTAAGATGGCGGAAACTGCAAAGTCAGACAAAGATAAAATCGCAGCTTTAAAAAGTATAGGCGACATTGACGGGGTTGATGCATTTAAAAAGAAGACAGAAGTTACGCACAAATTGGAGACGATGGAGGAAGTTGAGAAAGAATTAATGTCTATGCTCAAAGAATTTAAATCAAAAGGGTTAATTAAAGAACCTCCTCAGACCATAGATGCAGAAATGATAGATGATAATGAGTGAGGATAAACTAACCCCTCAAGATATTGCGTCTTTAGAACAAGCACTCCCACATTTATCAGATGCAGATAAGGTAAGAGCTCTACAGAAGTTACGTATCTATAAAAAGAATTGGGTTCAAGAGCATGGTAAGGATACGTTTTTAGATTTTATACAACATGTGTACCCAGGGTACATGATAGGAGCGCATCATCAGAAACTTGCTAACATATTTGAGGCAATCGCTAAAGGCGAAAAGAAAAGAGTTATCGTTAATATTGCTCCTCGGCACGGTAAATCGGAGCTTATTTCATATCTTGCGCCGGCATGGTTCCTTGGTAAGTACCCACATAAGAAAGTTATTATGGCATCTCACACAGCTGATTTGGCAGTTAACTTTGGGCGTCGTGTGCGTAACCTCGTAGGTAGTGACGCTTATAAAGACATATTTCCACAAGTAGAACTACAAGCAGATAGTAAGTCGGCATCACGATGGGGGACAAATTTTAATGGTGAATATTTTGCAATTGGTGTTGGTGGTGCCCTCGCTGGTCGCGGGGCTGATTTGTTTATCATTGATGACCCACACTCCGAGCAAGATGCAAAACTGGGGAGAGCTGATGTATTTAAGCCTGCTTGGGAGTGGTTTCAGTCTGGCCCTCTTCAACGTCTTATGCCAGGCGGTGCGATAATTGTAGTGATGACAAGATGGTCTAAACTTGATTTAACAGGTGAGATCATTAATCAAATGGTAAAGAATGAAGAAGTAGATGATTGGGAAGTAGTAGAGTTTCCAGCAATCATTGAAGATAAACAAGGTGAATTAGCATCACTATGGCCTGAGTTCTGGCCTTTAAATGAATTGCTCTCTAAGAAAGCAGCGTTAGATGTTAGGTATTGGAATTCACAATACATGCAAAATCCTGTATCAGAAGAAGGAGCGCTGATTAAAAGAGAGTGGTGGAAGATATGGGAAGCTGAAGATCCACCACAATGTGAATTTACGATTATGACGTTAGACGCGGCTCAAGAAGCTAATACACGTGCTGACTATAATGCACTATTAACTTGGGGCGTATTCTTTAATGAAGAAGTCAACAACTATAATATAATACTATTAAATGCAATTAAAAAACGTTTAGAGTTTCCAGAGTTAAAAGAACTTGTTTTAGAAGAGTATAAAGAATGGGAACCTGATTCGTTTATTGTAGAAAAGAAATCTAACGGCGCAGCTCTATACCAAGAGTTTAGAAGGATGGGTGTACCTGTTAGTGAATTCACGCCTGGAAAGGGTCAAGACAAGATATCGCGCGTAAATGCAGTGTCAGACCTCTTTAGAAGTGGTATAGTATGGGCTCCAGACCGACGCTGGGCAAAAGAAGTTATAGAAGAATGTAATGACTTTCCAAGTGGTGCTAATGACGACTTAGTTGATGCAACCACTATGGCACTTATGCGCTATAGACAAGGCGGATTTGTAAGATTACCTAATGATGAACCTGAAGATATAGTTGGGTTTAGATCAAATAAGAATAAGCTGTACTTAGTATAAGGAATAAATTATGGCAATAGAAAAAAGTTTAAGTCAAGCCCCTCAAGGTTTAGAAGATTTAGCAAATGCTCAACCTGATTTAAGTATTGAGATTGAAAACCCAGACTCAGTAACACTTGATGATGGTAGTATGGAAATTACTATTGAACCAGGTAAAGAAGCTAATGATGAATTTAATGCTAACTTAGCAGAAGACTTAGACGAAGGCGCACTTACTGAATTATCTGGTGATTTAATTGGTGAGTATGATGCTGATATTAATTCAAGAAAAGATTGGCTTACTACTTATGTAGATGGTTTAGAACTATTAGGTTTAAAAGTAGAAGATAGAACAGAACCGTGGCCAGGTGCATGTAATGTGTACCATCCTCTAATGACAGAAGCACTTGTCAAATTCCAAGCTGAAACTATGATGGAAACATTTCCAGCAGCAGGTCCAGTTAAAACTCAAATTATTGGTAAACAAACAAAAGAAAAAGAAGATGCAGCTGAACGTGTAAAAGATGATATGAATTATCAACTCACGGATATGATGCCTGAATATAGACCTGAACATGAAAGAATGTTATGGGGTCTTGGATTAGCTGGTAATGCATTTAAGAAAGTTTATTTTGACCCATCTTTAGATAGACAAGTTTCAATGTATGTTCCTGCAGAAGATATGGTAATTCCATATGGCGCATCTAGTTTACAAACAGCTGAACGTGTAACTCATGTGATGCGTAAAACAAAAAATGAATTACGTAAATTACAAGTAGCAGGATTCTATCGTGATGTAGATTTAGGTGAGCCCTTTATTGATATAGATGAAGCAGAGAAAAAGATTGCAGAAAAGTTAGGATTTAATCCATCAGAAGATGACAGATTTAAAATCTTAGAAATGCATGTTAATTTAGATTTAGAAAATGGTGATTCTGAAGATGGGATTGCATTACCTTATGTAGTAACAATTGAAAAAGGGTCCGGTACAATTTTATCAATTCGTCGTAATTGGAATCCTGATGATGACCTAAAAGCTAAACGTCAACACTTTGTACATTATGGTTATATCCCTGGTTTTGGATTCTATTGCTTTGGTTTAATCCATTTAATTGGTGCTTTCGCTAAATCAGGTACAATGATTTTACGTCAGCTAGTTGATGCAGGCACACTAGCAAATTTACCAGGCGGATTAAAATCTAGAGGTCTTCGTATTAAAGGGGATGATACTCCTATTGCTCCAGGTGAATGGCGTGATGTAGATGTACCATCAGGCGCAGTACGTGATAACATTTTACCTCTACCTTATAAAGAACCATCTCAAGTTCTTAATCAATTGATGAACCAAATTGTAGAAGAAGGTAGACGTTTTGCTTCAGCAGCTGATATGAAAGTATCTGATATGTCTGCTAACTCTCCAGTGGGTACTACACTAGCAATTTTAGAAAGAACTCTTAAAGTAATGAGTGCAGTTCAAGCTCGTATTCATTATGCAATGAAACAAGAATTTAAATTATTAGCTGGTATTATTCGTGACTATACACCTAAAGATTATTCATATGATCCTGAAGTAGGTGATAGAAAAGCTAAACAATCTGATTACGATTGCTGTGAAGTTATTCCTGTATCAGATCCAAACGCAGCAACAATGTCTCAAAAAGTTGTACAGTATCAAGCTGTAATGCAAATGGCACAAGCTAATCCACAAATCTATGATTTACCGGAACTTAATCGTCAGATGTTAGAAGTATTAGGCGTTAAGAATATTGGTAAGCTTATTCCAACTGCAGAAGATCAAAAACCAAAAGATCCTGTAGCTGAAAATATGGCTATTATGAACGGTAAACCTGTAAAAGCATTTATTTACCAAGACCATGAAGCTCATATTAAAGTCCATATGGGTGCTATGAATGATCCTAAGATTGCACAACTTATGGCTCAAAATCCTCAAGCACAATTAATTCAAGCTGCTGCATTAGCTCATATTAATGAACATATTGCTTTTGAATATAGAAAACAAATAGAAGAACAAGCTGGTGTTGACTTACCTGCTCCAGATGAAGAATTACCAAAAGAAATGGAAGTTGAAATTTCTAGATTAGCTGCTAAAGCTGCAGATCAATTATTACAGAAAAATCAAGCAGAAGTTCAGCAGCAACAAGCTCAAGCTCAACAACAAGATCCAATAGTTCAAATGCAACAACAAGAACTACAACTTAAAGCACAAGAAGTTCAAATTAAAGCTGAAAAAACTCAAGCAGATATTCAACTTGATCAAGCAAAACTTGAATTAGAAAAAGCTAAACTTGAGTCACAAGAAAGAATTGAAGGTGCCCGTATCGGAGCTAAGACAGTATTTGATAAAGAAAAACTACAAGCAGATCAATTAGCAGAAGGTACGCGTTTAGGTATGGAAAACATATATAGAAATAAAGATTTAGAAATTAAGAATCAACAAACTAAAAGGAATACAGAACAACCTAAGGAGTAACACATGGACTTAACGCTAGAGCTATTACTGTCTCGAATAGCTGATAGACGCAAAACAGTAGAACTAGGAATTATTGATGGGGCATCGAAAGATTTCTCACAATATCAACATTCAGTAGGGTTAATACAAGGTCTTGCTACTGCTGAATCAATTATAAAAGACTTTGCAAAAACAATGGAGACATTTGACGATGAGTGACATACTCACAATGAATCAAAGTTTGGTTGATGCTAATGGTCGACCGATTGTGATTCCAACAGTAGATGAAGTAGGTGCGGAAGATATACCAATTGAAGAAAGAGGCTTACAGCTTCCAGACCCAAAAGGCTATAGAATTTTATGTGCAATTCCTGAAGCAGCTGAAACATATGAAAGTGGTTTAGTTAAAGCAGGTTCTGTTAGATCTATAGAAGAACATTCAACTGTAGTTTTATTTGTAGTAAAAGTAGGTGATTTAGCTTATAAAGATGAATCAAGATTTCCTACTGGTCCATGGTGTAAAGAGGGTGATTTTGTTTTGACACGTGCATACGCAGGTACAAGATTTAAAATCCACGGAAGAGAATTCCGCATTATTAACGACGATACCGTTGAGGGTGTAGTTCAAGACCCACGCGGATATACACGCGCATAGGAGAAATATATGGCTGAAGTAAAAGACGGTGATATTATTTTTGAATATCCTGATGATTTAGATAATACTGAGTCCCAGGTTACCACTGATAATAATGATCTGGAAGTAAAAGTCAAGCAAAAAGAAAAAAATAATAACGAAGTCAATATTGATACAAAATCAAATGACGTAGATATTGAAATAGAGGATGACACTCCTCCTGAAGATAGAAATAAAGAGCCTTTACCTAAAGAAGTTGTTGAAGAGATTGAAAAAGATACTCTTGATGACTATTCTGATAGAGTTAAAACTCGTCTATCTCAAATGAAAAAAGGTTGGCATGACGAAAGACGTGCTAAAGAAGCAGCAGAACGAGAAAAAGAAGAAGCGATTAAGTTTGCTCAGCAAATTGCTGAAGAAAATAAAAAACTTAAAACAACTTTAAGTTCTGGTGAAGAAGAGTATATAAAAGCACTCAAATCTTCTTTAGAAAATCAGCTAGATATAGCCAAGCGTGATTATCGTGAAGCTTATAATGCGGGCGAAACAGATAGAATTATTGAAGCTCAGGCTAAGATGAATGATGCTCAAATGCGTTTATCTCAGACTGAAAACTATGAGCGTCGTTTTAATAAGCCTTTACAGGACGACAGAAACGATGTATATATATCACAAAACAGCCCATCAGTACCAAAACCTGATTCTAAAGCCGTAGCTTGGCAAGAAAAGAACGATTGGTTTGGTAAAGATGAGGAAATGACCAGCTTAGCGCTAGGTCTTCATGAAAAATTAGTTAGAAGTGGGGTAAGTCCTACATCTGACGATTATTACCGTCGTATTGATAGTACGATGCAAAAACGATTCCCAGAATACTTTGGGGATGCAACGCTAGACGAGGAAAAACCCGCCGAGCGCACAAAACCTTCGAATGTAGTTGCCCCGGCCACGCGTTCTACCGCGCCCAAAAAAGTCAAATTGACTAAAACACAAGTAGCGTTAGCCAAAAAATTTGGTCTAACACCGGAACAATATGCAAGAGAAACTTTAAAATTGGAGAATAGAAATGGATAATAGAAAAGATCGTGAATTAGAAGTAAGAGATGAATTTACTCGTGGAGAAAGTTGGAAACCCGCCTCACTCCTACCTGAATTTAAAAAGGTACCAGGCTGGGCATATAGATGGATTCGAACAAGCTTATTAAACGATGCTGATAATCTAAACGTATCCTCCAAAATGCGTGAAGGATGGGAACCCGTTAAAATAGCGGACCACCCTGAAATGAAAATAATGGTCGACCAAAATTCTCGTTTTAAAGACGGTATTGAAATTGGCGGCTTATTATTATGCAAGATCCCAGAAGAGTTTGTTGCACAACGTAAGGCTTACTATGAAAATAAATCAAAACAGCAAGCCGATGCAGTTGACAACAGCTTTATGAAACAGAATGATCCTCGTATGCCTCTCTTTGCAGAGTCAAAATCTACGACTTCATTCGGTAAAGGTAAATAATATAAACTTATAAGGAGAATAAAATGGCATATCCAACCATTGACAGACCTTACGGTTTTCAACCAGTTAATCGTTATGACGGTATTCCGTACGCCGGGGCAACTTTACAGATCCCAATCGGCGCTTCGTACAATACCGCAATCTATAACGGTTCTTCAGTTAAAATCGTACAGAACGGCACGCTTGAATTATCAGGCTCTACAACTACTGGTACTATTATCGGTGTTGCAACTGGTTTTCAATACACCAATTCATCAGGTCAAACAGTTCAAGCTCAATACTACCCAGGTACTAGCGTTACTAACGCTATTGCTTACGTAGTTGTTGATGCATCAGCTGAATTCAAAGTAACATTAACAGTTTCAGGCGCTCCTACAGTAGTAGTTGGTGCTAATGCAACTATTGTTGGTACAAACTTAGCTGAAATTCAAAACGGTACTGGCTCAGCAACAACAGGTAATGCACAATCATCATGCGTTATTCCTGCTAACGGCGCTGGATCAGCAACAACATTACCATGGAGAGTAGTTGCAGTAGTTCCAGACACAGCTTATTTGTCAGGTTCTACAGTGCTTTATCCAGAAGTACTTGTTAAAATCAACAACCCACAGTTAACTGCCCTTACTGGCGTTAATTACGTAGCTTAACTAAGGAGAATAAAACATGGCTATTTCACGTGCACAGCTCCTAAAAGAGCTATTACCAGGACTTAACGCGCTATTCGGTTTAGAATACAAACGTTATGGCGAAGAACATAAAGAAGTTTACGAAACAGAAACTTCAGAGCGTTCATTCGAAGAAGAAACAAAACTTTCAGGTTTCTCAGCAGCACCAGTCAAAAACGAAGGCACAGCAATCGCTTATGACAATGCTCAAGAAGCTTGGACTGCTCGATACAATCATCAAACTATCGCTCTTGGCTTCAGCTTAACTGAAGAAGCTGTAGAAGATAACTTGTATGA